AGGGGGCTCCGGCCCTTTCCACGGGTTCGTCGGTAGCCCATCTCCTGTGGAGTCAGTGAGATCCAAAGCCACTTGGGGAGCGAGCCCCGGGCCTTCGAGCTGAAAATGTTCGCGGCGGAAGACGATCCGAGGGATACCCGAGGCTACCCGACTTCGAGGACCGATGAGTATCAGTTCTTCGGCCTCGTCCTGGCCGATGATGTTGAGCGGATACTGCTGGGTGCTGCTGGCCAACCGCATCGAACGAAGCTCAATCAAGTCGTCCGGGAAGGCGTACGCCTCCGTGTAGATGCGGAACTTGGGTGTCCACAGCGACGAGGGACGGCTTAGGTCAAAGGGATGTACGAGCGTGAGATGCCACCTGTCGCTCTCCAACCAGACAGTCCTGATTTGATTCCGGAGGAACGTTCCGTCCGCTAGCTCGAACTCGATGACGCGCCCGTCCCACGACCGGTCAGTTTTCCATGTCGTCGTATACAGCTCGTCTGTATCCGCATCGGCCACAGTCTTCGTGTAGTTGGTCTTGAAGACCCATGGGTCGGCACTGGCCGGATCAATGCCCGACGTTGTAGCGGGGGTCAACGTGTCGTTGTCCGAGGCCGATGCCACATCCGGTTCGGTCGTCACCCGGAGCTTGTCCTCGAAGAAGAGGAACGGGGCTTCCAGGGCCAACTGGTTGTACGCACGGTTGATGAACCCCGTGACCCTTGAGAGGGCCTGCGGGGACTGGTCTGGGGACCAGTCGGCCTGGGCGTACATTGCGGTGCGGATCGCTGCCAGGTTCATGGTCTACCCTCGGCAGTCGAAGAAGGCGTTCCCCGTGCCGCTTGCACTTATACCTGCCACAGCCATTCCGAAAACGCAAGCAGGGGCTGTGGTCCCGGCCGCGAATTTGATGACGGAGCCCGCTTCGACTCCACCGGTTGTCAGTGCCTCGGTATCAGACACACCGGCACCGGAGCCGACTTGGATCGTACCGAGCCCGCGCCGAAGCACGTACCCATACGACCCAGCGGCGATGGTGTGTTGGGCGACGCCGATCACACGAAGCCCGTGAATCAGCGCCCCAGCGGAGGCGAGCACAGCACGGTACTCCGTACTCGTCGTGTTCCGCATGACCACGTCCCCTTCCGTGAAGGAGACGGAGTCCTCATTGAGCACATACACCCAGGTCTCTGGCCCACGTTCGTCTGCGGCTAGCTCCAGCGTAGTCCCGAGACGGGCCTCCGCTGTGGCAGCTACGCTGGCAAACGTGGGCATTCAGATCAGCCGCAGTTGATCATGGCCGAGCCGACCGTGGCGTCGGCAAGGGCACTCAGCGACACTCCGATGCAAGCATCGTTTTGTCCACCCGTGGTGTCCAAAGCAATGACCTCGCCAAGGGTCGTGGTGTCTGTCATCAAGGAGAGGCCCGAGGCGGTGGTGGCACCACCCAGGACGCTGCCCTTGCCAGACTTCAGCACAAAGCCATACGAGTTGACCGCGATGGCATGTTGTGCCACACCCACGACTTTCTTTGACGAGTGCCTTCCCGTTGGGCAGATCTGCACTTGGAAGTACTCGGCCTTTGTAGCGTCGGTGTTGTCCAGCGTCATAACGGGATTGCCTTCCGCAAGAGCGGTCGGTCCGTCATCGACATTCTTGATGTAGACCCACACCCGGTTGCCGTAGTCGCCGTTCGGGACGGTCAACTCAAAGCCCAGTGGAGCCTGCTGCGTAGTGGTGACCAGATCCGTAGCGATTCCAGCTGCGGTGAATCCCATAATGCCCTCCTAAGGCGTCGCTGCGCCGGTAACGGCGAAGTTTGCCCTGCGCTGGGTGGTATGAAGACCCATCATCAGAACGATTTCGTAGCGGAAGATGTCCTGATCCGGGATACGGAATGGACCGCGAACAGCAAAGTCACCCTTGGTTTCCTTGCTGGAGTCGTGACCGAGCGTGAACATGTTCCACGTCTGGGTCTTGAATCCGTAGATGACACCGTCAGCACCGTTCGTCTCTGTTCCCGCCGTGTAGGCAGCGTCGGAGATGTCGATGGAGTCGTCGAGGTAGAAGTCCGCATTGAGGAACTTGATGCCCTGCCGGACGTTGCCGGGAGCCTTGTCGCCCTCAATCTTGGCCACGCGGACCTGATCGTCGAGGTCCTCGATGTAGTTGAGGTAGGACTGCTCGTCACCGATCATCAGATCACAAGGCCCGAGGGTCTTGGCCTGACGAGAAGCGGCGAAGTACGCCTTCCTCAGCTGGGTCTTGCCGTTGACCGCGAACGAGGTGATGTCCTCGTACTGGTTGTGCCAACCGGCGACCGGCGAAGCGGCACCGGAGGCCGCGATGTTGTGAACCGTGTTGGTCTGGGAGCCCGTTGCGGCGAACTCAAAGAGCCCGTCGACTGCGGTACCAGCCGGCGTGAACGTCGTGTTGCCATTCAGCGTCACGAACGAACCCACGTTGCCCGTACCCGCACCGGTTCCCAGCTGATTGGAGATCAGCTCATGGAAATCCGCGAGCGCCAGCTCGGGATAGTGCTTGAGGATACGTGCGAGGTCCATCTCGCCATTCGCTTCGGCCAGATCCTTGCCCGGAACGTCAAACGCGTAGATCAGACGAGGTGCAACGACCTCACCACGGTATGCGTTCTGCGAACGCCCACCAGCGATGATCTCAGTACCCGTCTGCACTGCCGTGACCGTACCCGGTCCGTCAGTGACGACAGCGAACTCACGCTTCGGCCCCTTCAGGCTCGCGCGGTCCATCCCACCACCCAGCAAGATTTTCTCTAGCAGCGGGTGCCACTTGACGAAAAGCTCGGAGTAGGCGGGCATAAGCTCATTGAGAGCAGTAGCCAGAACGTCAGGCGAAATAGCCATCGGTTACCCCTTTCGTTTAAGCGCAAGACGCGCCACTTGGTGTCGAAGATCCTTGAATGACGTGGGCTCGACTTTCTCGGGCACCATCGCCTGCTCACGAGACCTCGCCGGGGAGGTAGCCCCAGACGTGATCTTTGCACCCGGCCTCGGGGCTGCGGGGCTCTCCGCCCCACCCGCAAGCCGAAGTGCATAGGAGTCAGGAACCCCGTCCGCTTTCGCCTGCCTAGCTGCTTGGAGCTGTGCAACGGGTAGCCGCGACGCTGTCGCAGCCGACTCCATCTCCCAGCCCTCTTCCAGAAGCGCAACGAACGTCGTCGCAAGCCTCTCGTCCGAGAACACGTCGGGGTTCTGTCCCTTGAACCACGTCGCGTACTGCTCGGCTTCCTTGTCGATCGCGGCTTCGACGTTGCCTTGGTACTGCTTGTAGGCAGACTCCAGGGTATCGTACTTGCCCTGCCATTCGCCCACCAGGGAGGTGTGCTTGTCTTCGAGTTCCTTGACCTGGGCCGCGTAAGTGTCGACTCGTGGGTCGGTCTTCCCTTCTAGGAGAGCCTCGTACAGCTCCTTGAGCCCACTCACATCCTTCGTGTGTTGCTCAATCCGCTGGTCAGCCTGCTTGGTGTAGTGGCTCTGGAGCGGCGCGGCCCATCCCCGGGCGGGCTCGGGGAGAGAGTCCACCTCTCCGTCCCAGCCATCCCAACCGAAGGTATCGGCGGTAACGGGAGGAGAAGCGGGTGCCTGCGCCCCAGCCTCTACGGGTGAGGATTCCGCAGACTCCACCGACTCGGAGGCATCGGTCGCTTCGAGCGCAGGCCCCGCTTCTGCTGGCTCCTCAATCGCCATCATCTTCCTCCGAGTTCTTCTTCTTCTTTTTCCCGCCGATCGCGTTCTTGGCGGCCTTCTTGCGTAGGATGGTCATCTGCATCCCGACTGTCTTCGGCGGCGGCCCCATTCCGAAGGGAGAGGACTTCTCCGCTCCCTCGTCGAGTGCGTCCATGATCTCTTCGCCAGGAGATTCTTCGCCCTCTTCTTCCTCACCGCCCTCTTCAGGAAGCTCTTCGCCCTCTTCGCCACCCGCAGTAGGTACAATGTCGTAACCAGTATCAGCCAGGACTTGCTGAAGTTCCTCCTCGGTTTGTGGAGGAGACTCCTGAAGTTTGTCGAGCAATTCCTGCATCAAAGGCACACAGCACCCCGCCTCGGGTCTTCTGTACTAAACAAAAATCTTCTTGTCAACCGCACCCTGTCGCTTCTTGAGCTTTTTCCGGGAGTGTTCGTGTTGCTGGGCCAGGTCTCGATAACCCTTCTTTTTGGCCGTTTTCTCGGCTTTCTCTCTGGCCATGTCCACATGATTGCGCCATTCCGTGGAGCCCGCACTTAGAATGGCACAGTCAGTATTCTCGCGCTGGTACTGCCGAAACTCGGCGTTCGAGGTGAACGTCCGTCCGATGTGGTCAATACGCAGAGGCTTCGAGGGCATTGGACCAACTGTCATCACCGCACCAATACGGGTAGTAATCGTACCGCCACAATCGGGACAGCGAGCATCATCCTTCTCGGCCAGAGAAATGAACATGTCCTCGAAGTAGCCGCACTCCCCGTCGCACTTGAAGTCATACAGGGGCATCAGCCGTACCCGTACTTACGGAGAAGCTCAAGTGCAAGCTGCTGATCAAGCGGATCTACCTGGGCCTGTGCCGGAGCCGGTGGTTTCATAAAACCAAACTGGTAGCCCGAGGGTGCGGGTGTCCTCGACGCTCCTTTACTCCGGTTCTCACTACGGGGCACGAGGGCGAGGTTCGCCATCCCACTGTCGCCACCCTGGTGCATTGGCCGCTTGTGATCAACCTCCAGCTCAGTCGGCAGCGCCTTCCCCATCGCCGCTTCGTACGGCCCACGGATTGCCTCGCGGGCTCCGTTGCGCGCGGCACGGTTCGCCTTCTGCTCGGGCTTAGCGTGGTAGTTATCGTATTCCTTCCGGTAATCTCGAACCTTCCCAGAGGAATCCTTCTTCACGGTCATCATCCACCCCCAGGATAGCCGGGACCACCCATCGGTGTGGGTGCTGTTGGAAGCTCAATACCGGGTGGGAGCCCGCCTGTTGCGATCCCCTCTGACCCGATGTTCGCGCTCGGACTCTCCCCGGGCAGCGGCACGGGCGGAGCCACAGGTCCAGGCATTCCTGGCGCTCCGGGGGGCGTCCCTGGAGGTGCCGGTGCCCCTGGTGGTGGTCCCGGCTGCGGCGGCGCTAGGATATCCCGCATTCCGAGTAGGTCGAGGAGCTTCGCGATGAGCTTCTCCTGGTCAACAGCAGGGCTCTGGGCGAGCATCGGCATGTACTGCTGAAGCTTCTGAAGCTGGACGAGCCGGTGGTTCTCGGTGGGGCTGTACGGAATCGCAAGATAGTCGTACTGAAGGGCCCGCTCTGCTGGAGATCGAAGGGCCCGAAGGCGTAGGGTCTGACGTGTGATCTCCAACACCCTTTGGCTATCCGTCAGCCTGATTGGAAGCATCGAATCTTCGGGGAGGAACTCCTCGTAGAGGCCTACAATCATCTCCGAGAGTGCCGTGACCGAATCTTCGATCATCTTGATACGGCGACCGTTCCGCGTACGGGTTGCCGTATCGGCCAGTGCCACCTCGGTGGCCACATCAGCAACGCCGACAACACCACGGCTGTACTGGGGAATCCCCAGGATGAACTCGATGACCTGATTACAGCGGTCCCGCATCTCCACGAACTCGGGAGAGAAACTTGGAGTTGGCGTACTCCCGATGATGTCACTCAAGGGAGCATTAGCCTTGCCTTCGATGGCAATCATGGAACCCGGCTGGTTCGCCTCCCGCAGTGCTGTCATCACATCTTCGGGGTTATCCACCAAGGCTGTGTTTATCGTTGTAACAGGCGTCGAAGTATGGGCGTGCCATAGCTCAAGAGTGTCGATCTCGTTGAGCCTCTCCTGCACCGAGCCAATGAGCTTGATATCCGAGAGCCCTGCTAGATCAGTCATGTTCTCATTGAACGTGACCATGACGAACGGATTGCGGATATACCGGTAAGGAAGCTCGCCCTCGAAGAGGGGCTCCTCTACGTCTTCAAGGACATGGTAGTACCGGTCTGTCTCGAAGTCGTAGACCTCATAGACCGTGACCCACTTGTATACGTCGAGACTGGCCTCGTTCATGTGGGACTGGTTGCGGACAGTATCCTTCAGCCACGTCGGGTAGCCCCCGAAGTCCGCGTGCTCAGCTACCGCCGGGTCATACTGCGAGGGCTGACCCTCCTCCGCCTTGCTCCGCTTCTCGAACTCGGACTTGGTCATCACCGTCACTTCGATGACGTACCGGGTGTCACTGAACTTGGCGGCCGACATGTCGAAGAAGACGGCCCGTGGGTCCACATCGAAAATCTCGACTGACTCCCGCTTGAAGTTCCAGACGGCCTTGAGGAAGCCTCGCCCGCAGATAGAAGCGTTCGTTGCTGTTTTCCACAGCGTGGTGTGGAGCTTACCGCGCCGAAGAACATCGTTGATCAAAGCCTCGCGGAAAAGGGCAGCGGGCCGGAGGACCTCCTGCCGCGCTAGCACAGTGACCTGCGGATTCTGCGGACAGACATTCGCGACCATCGTGTCGATGTAGGCGTACGGGTAGTTCGTCTGAAAGTTTATATCTTCCTCTTCCAGGATATCCGCAGAGCCCGAGGGGCGATCTTCCTCCTCACCCCAGTACTCGCCCACGTACCACGAACGCCACCTGTCCCAGTCACGACGCTCTTTCCGTGACTTGGTCTTGTGGGCACGGATGATACCCTGAATCTGGCGCTGCGTCAGAGACACTCAGCGTCCCTGGCGAATGAGATTCAACCGCCAAGCCTCGGCGCGTTCCATCATACGCCGTGCGCCCCGCATGAGCTGTGTGAGCTGCTTCCGCTCTGTTGCGGGAACGTCACTCTGTGCAAGGTAGGCCTCAGCCGAAGCGAGAAACTTCTCGGGAGAAGCGATGTGACTCTCCGTCGGATAAGGGAGCCGCACCTTCTTGGGAGCAGCCTTGGGTACCGAACGCACCTCCTTCTTGACGGCCGTGGTCTTCTTCGTGACGGCCTTACTCGTAGCGGTTCTCTTCGCGATGGCCTTCGGTTTCTTGCTCGTAGGCTTCATGGTTTCCTCCGCCGCTTCGGATAACGAGCGCGTGGCCTCGATGACTTCTTCGTACTCGACTTGCGATATTCCTGCAACTGATCGTACGTCATGTCCCGAAAAAGCAGGACATTCTCCAACTCCGGCGCTGGACCTCCTGATCTGAATCGGCGCGGAACGAACCGGGCGATAAGGCAGCTTAGCTGGAGGGCTGAGATCTTATCCCAGTGATGTCGATCACGACGCCGCCCCGTCTTGCTCCCCTGTAGAATCTCAGAGGCCGCCGACCGCTCGGTGGACTTGTCCTCTCGGTACGAGCCCAGCTGCCCTACGGTGTCCTCGTCTCGGAGCACGAGCGTGTCCATGAGCGCGTCCTGGAGGTAGGACAGCATCTGGGCCACGGACTTCACTGTGGCCGCCACACCGGGCTTGTAGGGCTTCTCGTAGTACAGGTTCGGGTAGCCCATCTCCTGGAGCAGAGCGAGGGTCGCCACTCCGACGCCGTTGCTCTCGATGCCCACCAGGGCATTGTTGTATCGACGCCCTACCTCGTGGAGCTTCCGGGCGAAGGTGACGGGATCAGTCACTCCACCGAAGCAAGCCACCTGTGTCCACTCCCCGTCGTAAATCTTGAGGACATGGAAGGCGGCATGATCTCTCGCTGCGTAGCCCGCAGGGTCAGCCCCGATGGCATAGACTGCTCCTCCCTCCGGGGGCTCGTATTCCATGTACGGTGCCTTCCAAGGGACTAACTCCGCCTCCTGGTGCTTCTTGAGTACGTCCTGCCGGAAGACGGAGCCCGCTGTGGCAATCCAACAGGACACATCATCGAACGGGTAGTAGACCTTGAACAGGTCCGGGTTCCGCCGAATCTCTGCGTCGGTCTCCAGCATGAGGCGACGGAACGCGAGGTGCTCCTTCGTAAGTCCCTCGGGACCGTAGCGGCTCATCATCCCAATCTCTTCGTTGGTGAGCGCACTGTTCTTCGGCCACTTCCTCTGGTTGAGCTTGCCGTCCCAGAAGGGGAAGAACGCATAGGTCCACCGGCCCAAGCCCTGCTTGGCATCACGGCACTGGTCCCGCCACCACTCCGTCGACATCTCGGTCATCGGAGCCGGCGTGGATTCCAGCAGGACCTTGGAGTGATCACGGTTGATCATGGACGGGTAGATCATGGAGAACTGATGGCCAGCGTTCCGCCAGTACGGCAGCTCCGAGCCGTGGAAGCTATCCGGTGACTGGCCGATGCCGACAGCTCCTGACTCACCGGATAGGACACGTAGCTTGCCGCCGTGGTCAAACGTCAGGCGACGGACTTCTCGGTTGGGCACCGTCTTGGCCCGGACGACCTTGGGCCAGTTGTTGTGGATGAGGTGAATCCGTCGGTGCAAATACTCCGCACGCTCTTTGTTGTCCGCGATGCAGACGTGGTCGTGGCCCGGGATGTAGGCTGACTTCACATACCCGCAGGCCTCTGCCGTCAGTGACTTCCCTCCCTGCCGGTAGCCCAGCAGGGTGAGCCACTTGGTCTGGTTCAGGTCGGTGAGGGGCGGGTCCGAGTAGTACGAAACCACCGTGGCCTGTAGCCGCTCCGTGATGGCGAACGGATCATACTTGACTTCCTTACCGGTCTTCTGGTCGATGACTCTGGCGTAGGCAGGCAGGCTGATCGAAGGATCACACAGCGCATCTAGGGCTTCGGCGGGGAGCCCTTTCAAGGCGCACCCCCGGGTGGCGGGTTTGCGGCTATCCAGCGGTCCCACGCGCCGAGTTCTTCGGCCGTCACGGGCGCGGGGGGACTTGACTTGCCCTTGCCTACATCGGGCACTAATTTTGTCCAGTCCCGGTCCTGAAGCTCCCGCAGAGGAGCTTCGAGGAGATCATCCGTTTTTTCGATAAGGGTGATGAGAGCATCCCGCTCTTCCTTAGTGGTGAGCCCCAGTAGCTCCATCATCTTCTCTATAAACTCAGTGTACACGGACTTGTCGGGGTGAATGGTCTTGATTGTCTTCAAGTACTCTCGGAACTCGCGGTTAGTGAGTCCCCAGGAAATAAGCTCGTCCGTCTTGTTGAGCGCGTTCGATCTTTCAAGGAGTATTCTTAGCTCTGGAGAAAGTTCGTCCGCATTCTGGAGTTGCTTCCTGGCGTGCTGTTTGACCGCTGTAAACAAGTAGTCTAAGTCAGCAGTGGCTTTGTGCAGCTCAGTGCCGCGATTCGCGAGCCGCCTCCCATCGGTTAATCTACGAACAGTTGCGGCATGAAGCGCCTCGTGGAGGAGCGTTTCGGAATCGGTCCCGTGGGCGCGAATGTGCCCCGTACGGTTTGGGCCCATTGCTGTTACCCGTCTTGAGCGCACTTTGATCGTGTTAAGTCCGGAGACCCGATCCGCATGGTAAAGTCCGGAGTCCCCGGGCCGCGAGGAGAATCCGTGAGCACTCTTATGCAAACTAACTTCGACTTCTCCGAGAAAGGGTCTGATTTTCTTTGCCAGAAGACGATGGCTGGGATCAGAGGCGAACTGCTCGATGAAGTGGGTCAGGAGTTCCCCAGTCTTGACATTGGTATCAAGAAGCACCTCTAGTCGGTGAGGAGTCATGTATTCTCTGTGCCCCTCTCTGGGGAACGAGAAGCCCGTGGGGGACATCGGGTCCTGCCTCCGGAGTACGCCAGTGGACGCCTTGGTTGTCTCCTCGGCTGTCTCCTCGACCTCCTCGCTCAGGGCCTTTCTCGCAGCACGTCGTGCGGGAGTGTCTGCTCGACTCGCTATGCGCGCCGCACCGCTTGCCGCTTCGTCGGCAAAGAACCTATTCAGGAAGGGGATGGGGACTGCTGCGTCCGCTATGGCTCCCGTGGGATTCACAAGGCGTCGAGCGGTCCTTTCATCCACGTTAGGTATACCTGCCGCCGTTGACAGTCCTCCAAACAGTAGGGCTCTCTCGCGCTCGACATCGGGATCAACCCTCGCGTACGCCCCGACTTCATCAAGACGCTGCTGTCCCGGTTTCCCATACCCAGGTGTACCCAGCCGCGCCTGATCTTCCGCGTACGCCGCCTGCTCCTTGTCAGCTTCCTCGGCGGCAAAGTGGGCCTTGATAACCTTAGTCGTGAGCGCCTCGGCACGTCTCCGTGCCTCGGGGCTCAGATCAAGTTCTTCGCGGTCCTGCTCGGGAGGCTTCTCGGCCAAGACAGACTCCTTAGGCGATCAGGCCCTCGGGCGGTCCCTCGTCCTCGGCCTTGTCCTTGTCCTTGCCCTTGAATGCCTTCGCAGCGGCTTCTTCGGCCAACCCTCCGACTCCCATGGGTCCGCGATCAGGTGGCCCCATGTCGGGTGCGCCCTCCTCGCCCATTGCCTCTGCGAGCGGATCACCACCTTCCAAAGCTTCCGCCCCCGGGGGTCCGCCGGCTGCCTCGACAGCGCCTTGGACGGCCTCCTGGCCGTACTTCTCGACGAGTGCCGCCACCTCTGCATCAACGTCGCCGCCTTCGTCCAGGGGAGGGGTCGCTGCCATGTCTTCAAGTGCCATCACGCTACTCCTAGCTTCGGATAGTTTTGTTCGAGATTTTGAGACCGCTTCATCGCGCCCGTAAGCTTGCCTGGATTTCTCGCGGCCTGCTTACGTGCCTTTTCCTGCACCTTGTCGTACGCTCGCTCTGATTGTAACTGCGTCTTGGGCATCAGCCCCCTCCCTTCACCTCGATCTGGTCTGGAGCTTCGAGAATCTCTTCTGCATCGAAGTAGTCCCCCCTGATCTTCTTCGCTTCCCGCTTCACCCGGATAAGCGCGGTGATGACATCGGTGTAGCCTTCCTCGGGCGTCCCGCTGGCTGAATGTTTAGCAGCAATGATGCTAAAGTTCAACTCATGCCACTGCCGGAGTTCGGTAGCGATGATCGGTGTGATGCGTCCTTCCATGAGTGCGGCCATGATGTGGACGTTGAAGTCGATGAGGTCATCGTAGGACTTGATCGGGCGCGACTGGATAAAATCCGCGACCTCCTTGCGCTTGTCCTTCGGGACCAGCATGAGCCACTGGGAATAGTCCGAGCCAGGGGTGGCACTGGTACGAGGCCGCCCTGTTGCTCTCTTGCTCTTGTCTTTAGCCATCTCTCGCCTCGGTCAGGAAGTGGTCGCGCTGTGTCGTCGCAAGCCGGGGTTGCTTCTCGGTCAGGTAGATGAGGTGTGTCAAGATTCTAGGACTCTGCACCCAGAACTCTAGCGCATCCTTTTCCAAGACGAAGGGGCTCCGCTGGAGGGACGGTAACATATGTGCCTTGCCTCCCATCCGCTCAAACCAGCTGTTCGGTAGAACAGACCTGTGGAAATCTGTGGCCGTAGCCCAGACTATGAAGGAGGGTGAGACCTCGAACAAACGGGCGACACCTCGGAACATGTGGGTTTCGATCATGTCCTCCGAGATGTCAAGAATCTGGGACAGGTCTTGGACGGTGAAACCGTAACAGTACGCCAGGAGGAGGATGTGCTCGAACAGAGGCGTGCCTCCTCGGGTCAAGAAATGTCGGTGCATGTCAACGGAACCGAACTCCACGGGCGACGGAATCAGCCGCCACTTGAAGGCCTTACAGACTTGCCCAGGCCACCGCCTGGGAGACCTGAAGAGGCGGTCTGACTCGATCCAGTCCATGATGTGCGGATACGTCTGGAGCTTGGCAACGAGCCACTTCGAGGGCCCGTACTTGCTGCGGGGAATCCAAGGCGGACGCATCTTCCGGAACTTCATGATGCTGGGCAACAGCTGCCATCGCGTTGTCTTGGCCAAGGAATCCTGCATGATGAGGGAGAGCACCCACCGCAGGTTGGTGTAGTTCTCGGTGAACTCGACGCACGGTACCCAGCCCATCAGTTCCACGCCGAGGGACGGATGAGCGGCTTGACTCCAGCGGTGACGAGCCCGATCCCCAGCCACACCCGGGTGCTCTTCTTCGTGGGACCGACCATGACGTACCTCGGCTGACTGATGTACCCCCGCTCGGAGAGCTGACGGCAGAACAGATTGTACCCAGTAGGCCGCTGACGGAAGCCCTCACACCAGTCCGTGTAGGCCAGGTAGAGGGCCTTCTTCTGGACCATGTGCTCTGGGGCCACGTCACAGCACTCCTCGATGAACTCTGCCAGTACGTCCATCTCCTCGCGGTACTCGGCAGTGGCCATCCGGACAGCGGGGGGTGGCTGAAGCCCATCCTCCTGCCAGCGCAGACAGCCCGCTACAAGCTTCCGCAGGATTCCGGGGGCCTCGGCCTTGAGCTTGTCGAGGAAGGTCGGGTCCTTCTTCTCAATCGCACGGCTCCAGTGTAGGCGTAGAACGCGCCGCCAGATGCCCTCGTCATTCCCCTTGATGATGGGCTTGTGGTTGGCGGCGATGATGAGCTTGTGGGTGGGATCGAACTCGTAGAAGTCCTGGCGCATCCGACGTGCCCTGATCTTGTCCGAGCCCGTGAGCTGCTTGATGAGAACCTCTGCGAATGGCTTGCCTTTCTCCACCTCGGCGTTGGCGACGAACCGTACGGACTCCAGATCAGCCACCTCGGTGGGGTGTGACTCCCCCTTCTTGGCCATCAGAAGCCCTGGAGCCCCCTGGATGGCATAGTCCCCCATGATGTGCATGAGGATGAGCAGGGCTGTGGTCTTGCCATTCTGCCCAGTTCCCTCCATGAACAGCAGTACCTGCTCCGTTGAGATGCCCGTCAGACAGTATCCGAAGAATCTGTGGATAAAGTCGATGACCTGGGGGTCTCCTTTCATCGCATAGTCCAGGAATCCGTCCCATATGGGGCATTCTGCACTGGAATCCCACTCGATTGGGCTCATTTTAGTGATGAAATCGGTCCTATCGTGCATCTGTAGGGCCCCTGTACGGAGGTCTAAAGTGCCGTTTTTGCAGTTAAATAGCCATGGATTCCGGTCTAATCGGTCGGAAATAGTGGCCACATCCTGCTCTGTCTCCGCTAAACGGACCATTGCGGCCAGTGCGCGGGCCGATTCGGACTTCAACGCGTGCTTATAGAGGCGTTGCTGCCTCCTATTGTCCGTTTCTGCCGCCGCATCCGCGAATATCCCGGCCACAGCGGCCTTCGCGTGGCGATGTATGGCCCCATCCGCGTCATACTTCCATCTTCTGCCCGAGAAGATGTACCAAGTGTCCCGTGAGGAGCAATGCAGGAGCATATGCTGGAATGACCGCACGAGGCGCTTGGCATTCCCCAGATCAGTCAGATTCGGCGCGGCTGCGCTAGATCCCACCATATTCGCGGGCTGAACAGCGTTTGAGGCCCCGAAATCCGTCCCAGCCTTCTTCTGAAG